TCGTCCGGTGGCCGGCCGAGTCGATGCACGTCGACGAGATCCCCAGGGCCTGGCCGCTGGGGTGGAGGTACTCTCGGTCGAGGGCCTCGTCGAGGAGCTTCCACGGGCTCGCCTGCTGCGACTCGGGGTCCCCCGGCTCGGGGAGCCGGGACGTGTCCCCGGGCAGCGTGAGCCGGTCGACGAGCCAGCATTCCTCTCCGATCCCCCACCCCGTCACCAGCAGCTCGAGCCGGTCGTCCTGGGTGTCGACGCCCATGGTCAGGCACACCGCACCCGCCGGCATGTCCGCCTCCTCTTCGGGGACCTCGCGGCGCGCGATCAGCGTGTGGGGCTCCACGCCCTCGCCCGCGTCGAGCTCGATCGGCTCGCCCAGAGTGGTGTTCTGCCAGGTGTGCATCTCGGAGTGGTCGCCGGCCTTCTGCTGCTTCCGGGCGTGGAGGAAGCCAGAGACAATCTCGGGGAGCGAGGAGAGTGGCGAGTAGGCCTCCCAGAGGTGGAAGGACGCGACGTGCCTCTCCGGCCGGTCCGGCCTCGCGGCCCGCCACTCGCCCCGGATCAGGACGGCGACCCGCTCGGCGTCGGAGATGAGGTGCTCGCACGATGGGCAGCGGAGCCGGGCGGTGCGCGCGTCCTCGTTCTTCCACACGACGTTGCGCCACTCGAAGCGGTGCATGTGCCCACAGGCGGGGCAGGGGACGAAGTAGTGCCGCTGGTCCCCGCGCTGAAACCAGGTGTCGATCGTCCCGCCCTTGAGCGTGGGACTCGAGGTGATCAGGACGCGCCGCCGGCGACGGTACGCCTGTGTCCGCTTTAGCGCGATTGACATCGTGTTCCCCTCGCCGGGGAGCTCGAGCGGGTAGCGATCGACCTCGTCGAGCAGGAGGACGCGCGTCGAGCGGGCGGCGAGCGACGCGGCGGAGTTGGCGCCGCCGATCGCGATCGAGCCGCCCTTGAAGGTCTTGCTGAGGATCGTGTTTGACTGGTCCTTCGCTCGCTTCTTGGCCACCACCTCGCGCAACGCGGGGCTCGCCTCGATCACGGGCTCGAGCCGGTTCCGCGCGAAGTCCTTCGCCATCGGATCCACGGTCGGGAGGACGGCCTGGATGGGGCAGGGGTCGTGTCGGATGTGGTACGCAGCCAGGCAAACCGCGCAGGAGGTCTTCCCCCACTGCGAGCTGCCCTGGACAACCGCGATCTCGATCCCGAGCGCGTGAAACACGTCGAGGATCCCCCGCTGGTACGGCGCGAAGTCCGTCTGCCACTTCGTCTGTGCGAGCGGACCCGTCGTGACGATCAGCTCGCGATCGGCGAACTCGGAGACGCGGAGCTCCGGAGGCGGCGCGTACCCGGCGCGCACCCGGAGCACCATCTCGCGTGTCCGTGGCGAGAGCTCGACCTCGTCGCCGCCGGCGGCGGCCGCGACGGTCACCCGTCACCCTTGCGTTTGCTGCGCCGGCGCCGGCGCGGCTCCCCGGGCTTCTCGTCCTCGGGTGGCTCCGCGAGCTCGCGCAGGACCTCGTGCCCGATCTGTCGGAGTTCCTCCTCGACTCCGGCGACGCCCTCGAGAGTGGCGATCCGGTGCAGCCGGTCCGCTCTCGTCGTGTAGATCGAGAGGACCTTCGCCCTCACCGCGTCGCGCTCACGCGATAGGGCCACCTCTACCTCGGCCGCGGGGATCAGCTGGCGCTCACGCGTGAGGTACGTCTGCTTGTTGACGAGCGCAAGCCAGTGCTCCTTGAGGGCGCGCTCGTGCTCGAGGACCAGAGGGCCTTCCTCGCCGCGCGCCGCCTCTTCGCGCGCCTCGAGCCAGGCGCGCACCTCGACCTCGTCGTAGAGGGATGCGCGCCCGCCGCGGCCGCGGCGGACGACCGGCATCCCCTCCTCCAGCCACTTCGCCAGCGTCCGGACGTTGCACCCGAGGGCCTCGGCCAACTGCACGCGGGTGAGCCGCGGCCTCGAGCTGGAGGGAGACGCCGCCGGGGCCGGCCGGCGGCCTACTGCCCCGCCCACCTGAATGCCCAATGCCCCCCGGGCGGGGCCGGAGACTGAAAAATATCCGCGGGGGGGGCAACCCGTTCGGCCCGGGCCCGTGGGAGGACCCAGGCCACCGGGGGGGGTGCCCCCGCCGGGGCCGCTCGGCCGCGACGTCGGGACCCCTGCCTCCGCTTCGTCTTGCCCCAGCGCCGCGCGGCTCGCCGCTCATCGGCCACCAGCCGCTGCAACGCTCGTGAGGCGGCACGACCGAGGCGGACCGCGACCTCGTCGAGTGCTGTCCCGACTTGCGGCACCCTGGCCTCTACCAGGTCGAGAACGAGGGCGGCCGCCAGCTCCGAGGCATCGACGATCGCCCGCGGGATCGTTAGCTCTCGCCGGGTCCAGCCGAGAACCTCGTTGTCGCCGCTCCGATCGCCGACGTTCAGCGCAGAGCGGGGCCCTGGGGGCGTCCTCATGGCCCACCCGGAGGTCCGCCCCCGGGGGGCTCCACGCCCCCCCCGCGGGTCGAGCTGTCAGGGGCCAGGGCGATGCCGTGCATGTCGAGCAGGACCTGCCCGCCTCGGTTGACGCGGACGTGGCCGTAGCCCGCGGCCTCGAGCAGGGAGCGGATCTCCTCGTACGCGGCGGGGCTCACCTCGAGCACCGCGTAGGTGTGCGTCCTGATCACTTCCTACGCTCCGGGTCCGGGGTCTCCTCCAGTACACCCAACGCCTGATTCCCGCCGTGCGGCGTCGACGGCTGGACCATCGTCAGCAGCGCCGAAGTGACTCCGCCGAGGCGGGCCACCTCGGACGTCAGGCGTCGTAGCGTGCGCTGGATGTCATCCGCTACGCGACGCCCCTCCTCGAGCGTCGGCTGCCACCGCGCCTGATCTATCGCGAACACGTCCAGCCTCCCCTCCAGGGTGCGCCAGTCCGACTGGAGCTGATGCACGTCACGCTGCACGGTCGCGATGTCCCGCGCGAGTTCCGCGGAGCGCCGCGCGAGGTCTGTGTGCGAGCGGAAGTAGCCACGCTTCCAAGCGATTGCAAGAGCGCAAACGGCACCGATTGCCAGGACGAGGATGATGACGAGCGCGATCCCAAGGGGGTCGAGGGCGGCGATGGCTTTGAGCCCCTGTCCGATCTCGTCCACACCCTCAGCTCCCCGCCCGCCACGCGCGCCAGCGCCGCCAGATGCGGACGGCGGCGTACCGGCTCCACCCTATCGGCGTCCACCAGCCGACGAAGGAGCGCCGCTGCATGCAGTGGAGGAAACGCCGGTCTGATTCGTATTCGGTGATCGGGTGTCCGTCGGGCGTGCGGTGGGTGCGCTCGTGGATATCGTGCTCGAGGCAGCAGTCGCGGAAGAGGGCGCCGCCACCCGTGCACCCATCCGAGCCCAGCTCCCGGGCTCGCTTGCGGACGCGGATCCAGTAGGGGTCCTCGGAGGCCCGCCGGCTCGCCGCGATCCAGTCGATGACGATGAGGGCGAGCCCGCAGGCTGCGAGGATGAGTAGGGCGTCCATCACCACCACCTCCCCACGATCCCGTAGCGCCACGACGCCGCCTCCCCGCTGATCCAGCGCGAGTGCAACGCAAGGCGCCCGTCAGTGCTCGGGAGCCGCACCAGCGCGTCCGCGATGAGCACGAGCCCGTCGCTCGTCGCTCCATGCCTCCCGAGGCCGACGTAGAGCCGCACGGGGAAGCCCTCGAGTCGAGCCCCCGCCGCGAGCAGCGTCGGCGTCACCCGCACCCGATCACGGTCGCTCCCGAGCGCGACCACGCCGCCGGCCGCCACGGAGGGGCTCACCTGCCACGGGCCGACCCGCCAGCCGTCGAGCTGGAGCCCGCCCACCAGCTCCGCCCCCTGCCACGTCTCGAGGGCGTCGGCGACGAGGGCGCCGCTCTGTGGTGCCGTCTCCGCCGCGCCCCAGAGCCGCAGCCCGCGCCAGGCGGGGGTGCGGAGGGTCGCGAGGCCCTGCCAGCCCGCAGAGCCCGCTGAGGAGCCATCAGGCTGCCGGGAGTGCGTCTGGTAGCGCCCGGCCCAGCCCTCGACGAGCGGGACCGCCTCAGAGGCTCCAGGAGCGCCGATCGTGGCTCCCCGGGGGTGCGGGGTAGGGTGCGCCCCTTCGGGCGCCTCCTGGAGGCTCTGCAAGTTGGCGGATTCACTGGACTTACGCGAATCGCACCCGGGGGAGGGGTGCGGTGCCGGCGGGGCGCCCGTAAGTCGTTGATTCTGCGTGGGCGGTCCGGAGCGAGTCGGCTCAGAGTCTACCGCCAGCGCTAGCGGAAGAAGGGTGGCCCCGCGCTGTCGATCCACCTTGACACCCGCCAGCGCTGGCGGTATATTGGGGGTATGGAGGACACGATGAGCATACGGGTGATGACGTACACGGAGCCGGGGAATCGCGCCGAGGCGCGGTACGGGGTGTTGACGACCGAGCACGCCGCGAGCAGCTACGGGCTCCCGGTCGTGGTGGTCGACGGCATCGCGTACGGATCCGCCGAGGTGTATGGCGGACTCACCATGACGCACGACGAGGACCTGCCGCTCGCGGACGAGATGATCACGCAAGCGGAAGCGGCCGGCTATCGGCTGCACCGGATCCCCACTCTCTGATCCCTGCCGCCGGGGGAGGACTTCGGTCCCGCCCCCGACGAGATGGATCAGACCTGGGCCGATGGGCGGCCCGAGGAGAGTGAGATGAGCACGAACGCGAATACGATCTGGTGTCGGCCCGGACAGTCCGTGATGCTGGCCGCCCAGGAGCACGGGCTCCGAATCCACGTCGACAGCCCGACGCCAGGCAGGAGCCCGGAGGGCGTGCGTGAGTGGGCTGCGGGACGGGGCCTCCCCGTGCCGACGATCGTGATGGTGCGGCGCGGCGAGGGCTTCGCCGCCTACCCCTACCCCGCGGGTGGCGGCCACCGCCACCGGTTCGAGCTGTAGATGGTCTCGATCCCCGGGGTGGGCCGCATCGAGCGCACCCGGGTCGTCATCTACGCCGACGGCCGCGAGGAGACCCACCCATCGCAGCGGGAGGCACTCTTGGCGCTCGCGGACGCGGCCCGGGCCGAGATCCAAGCCGCGAACACGACCGAGGCTGCCCGCGCTCTCGGGTCCCTCGGCGGGCGTGTCCGAGGCCCCTCGAAGGCCCGGGCCTCCGCCGGGGACGTGAGCCGCGCGTACTGGCAGAGCCTCACGCCCGAGGAGCGGAAGGAGCAGGGGCGGCTCCGCGCCGAGTCCCGGCGGCGCCGCAAGGCCGAGCGCGAGCAGGAGTAGCGCTCGGCTGCCCGGCCGCGGCTTCGGCGGCGTCCACCGGCGCTTGCAGTGGCGCCAGCCGCGCGGATACCTCCAGTCTGGTGGGCGTTCGCCATCCTGGTGCACCTCTCGGCCGCACCCCGAGCACACGGCGAGCCCGCTGCTCACGGGAAGCACTCGACGCCGAACCACTCGGGCCCGCTGAGCCGACGCCCACCCGGCGAGTCGTACCGCTCGCACGTCGCGCGGCGATACCAGCCCCGGCCCTCGTCGTAGAACCACGTCTCGCCGCCGCTCGTGTGGCGCGTCGTGTGCCCGGCGTCGCTCGCCCAATCGAGCGAGAACTGGCACGCGGCGAGCATGGTCGGGAACCGCAGCGGCCCGTCCGCGTTGCCGTGCCCCCTGACGGTGCAGTAGCCCTCCGGCTCGTCTTCGGGCCCGGGGTCGCCCGGGCCACCGGATCCCAGGTCGGGACCCGAGTCCCGGAGCACGCAGTCGAACGGCTGGTGCTCGAGATCGCTCCCAACGCAATAGCGCTTGTCGGGGTCGACCGCGCCGCACTTCGCGAGGTCCCATTGCTCGGCGTCGACGAGGCCCTCCGGGTCGTCCACGACGATCAGGATCTCGTCGGGCGAGCTGCCGCCTGGATCGCCGCTGTAGGCGCAGTAGCCGGCGCGACGCAGCTCGGCGGCTACGTCCTCCGTCCAGCGGCGCAGGTCGGGCTCGGCGCCGGGGTCCGGGGTCCGGATCTTGGCCCGGAGGTGCTGCCCTCGCTCGTGCACCTCGATCAGGTAGCCCGGCCTTGAGGCGATGACGCGGCGCTCGGCAGCCGAGACCTCGACGCCGGCGAGCGCCGTTGAGTCGCCGTCGAAGCAACGGAAGGCCGTGATGGGCGGACACGTGCCTGCCGGCGGAGGGGGCGGAGGAGGCGTCGGGTCAGGATCGGGCTCGGGGTCGGGCTCCGGCGGTGGAGGCGGTGGAGGTGGCGGCGCGGGACACTCGCGGATCTCCCAGGTCCCGACGAAGTCGACCACCGGGCCCTCGGTCGCGCAGTCGCACGACACCCGCGGCATGTCCTCCGGCACGTTGGCACCGAGCTGACAGCTCGCGTACGGGGTCCCGTCGTCCCGCACGGGCCAGTCCTCGCGCTCGAGCTGGATCGGGAAGCTCGCGCAGCCGTGCGCCATCACCAGCCCGGGCACCATCGCCACGAGCACTACGCACAGACCCGTCCAGCGTCGTCGCTTCACTGGCAACCTCCAGCCAGAGCCCTGTCGAGCTCGATGAGCCGCGCGATCCAGCCGCGAAAGAAGGTGTCGACGCGCGGGTGCTGCCGGTAGCGGTCCGCTCGGTGGGTCGCGAAGTCGGCGAGGAGCTGGCGGACGCGCCCGGCGGCCTCGAGCGCCTCGACGGCGGCGCGGGTGCGGGGTCCGGGGATCCCGTCGTCCCGCCCCGCTCCGGGGCCGACCGCGCGCTGGAGCATCGCGACGGCGGTCCGCGGGCCCTGGTTGTACGCGGCGTCGGCGACGGCGATCGCCACCGGCGCTGGCCACCGCTCGCAGCCGGCGGGGGCCCAGTAGTCCTCCGCGAAGAGCTGCTCGGCGTGGTGGCGCTCGATCAGCCTGATGTCCTCGACATCAACGTCGCCGTCGAAGTCGAGGTCGAAGTCGAAGCGGCCGTCGCGGTCCGCATCGCGCAGGCGGACCGCGCGCCAGGAGACGCCCCACTTCGTGGGCCCGCCGGGGTCGTGGGGGTGGTCGCTGAAGGCGGCGCCGCCCTCGGCGAGGACGATGAGGGTGAAGGCCCGGTCGAATGTCGAGAGGGGCGGCTCGGTGGCCCGGTCTGCGTCTGCCGGCAAGGATCCTCCGACTCGCCTCGTGAGAGGCATGTCGGAGGGCCCTCGGCACCGGGCAATCCCCCCCGGCGGGCCCGCTTGCGTCGCGGGCTACCTCGCCGGAGCCACGCGGCTCAGGTCAGAGGGTACGGGCTGACAGCCGCGCGGTCAAGCCATTCCGGCGGCCGGGTCAGTCGCGCGGGTGGCGGGCCCACCGGCGCGGCGGCTCGATGTACGAGCGCTCCGCCCTGACGGCGCCTCGCACGACTGCGAGGACCAGGCGGATCTCGCCCGACCTGGACGGGCCCAGGGCACGGAACTCCTCGACGAGCAGCTCGACGACCGCCGCCGGCAGGCGCTCGAGGATCTCCTGCTGCTCCGGCGTCAGTCCCTCCACCAGACCTCCAGTCGAGGTCCGCGGCCGTCGTCCCAGGAGCACCAGCACGAGGATCCCGCGATGAGCTCGTCCCGCGCCCAGAGGGCGTCACAGACCGCCTTGATGACGTTGTCGGCGTCGGGCTTCTGCCGATAAGGCCAGCCAGGCCTGACGCCCGGGCGGCGGCGTTGGGGCAGGGGGAACCAGGCGAGGACGTGGACCTCGAGCGGGACCTGGTCGAGGGCGTGGGCGCCGAGGGCGGCGAGCACCGCGGCTCGGGCGGTGTCGGCCCAGGCCCGGTATCGGAGCACCGCCGGCCGCCTGGCCCAGCGGTCGCGCCGGGTCTGCCGCGGCTTTCCGACCGGCAGACCCGGGATCGTGATCGTACGGCGCTCGCTCACTCGAAGAGCTCATCGGACGCGCGCAGGCGGCCGCTCCCGCGCGCGCCGTCGATCAGCTGCAGGCCGCGGAGGCGGCTCACGTACGTCGAGAAGGTGCCGCTGCGCCCAGAGAGGCCCGCGGCGGCCGCGGCCTCGTCGTTGCTCAGCTCGGCAGGGTAGGCGGCAGCGACCGCCTCGAGGAGCCTGGCAGCGCCACCCCCGAGTTGGCTCGACCAGTAGGCGAGCAGCCCGGCACCCGTGGGCAGGGGCTCGAAGGGCCCCTGCGCCTCGAGGCCCTCATCCGTGATCCGGAGGACCTCCTTGCTGCCGCCCGCGATCCAGCCCTGCTGGCGGCAGCGGCTGACGTACGTCGAGAAGGTGCCGCTCCGGCTGGACAGCCCCGCGCGTAGCGCGACCTGCTTGATCGTCAGTCCCTGCGGCCGCTGCGCGAGGGCGACGAGGATCCGCTGCAGGCCGCCCCCGACGGATCCCTGCGCCGGCCGCGGGGCAGGGCGAGGCGGCGCTGGCGTCGTCGAGACGCGCGGCGGCGCCGCGGCCGGTCGTGCGCGCTCCGAGCGCGTGATCAGGGCTGACCGGATCTCCGCCTGGCGGGCCTTGACGTCAGCCTGTAGGTCGACCAGGCGCTGGACGTCGGCGGTGAGGCGCTCGGCCTGCCGGTCCACCTTCGCGAGCGCGGCCTCGAGGCGCTTCACCGTGGGCGCCTCCAGGATGGGGACCTCGACCCGCTCCACCGTCGCCGGCGCCAGCGTGGGCGGCTTCGCCAGTTGGCGCTCGAGCTCGCCGATCCTGCGCCGCAGCTCCTTCGGGTCGTTCGCCTTCCGCTCCTCGATGGTCGACCGGATCCGCTTCTCGAGCTGCTCCAGGTCGACCTTCGCGACGACCTTCGGCGCGGCGCGATGGCCCCCGGCCTTCGGCGTCGACGACGAGTCGAACGTGGCGCGCTCCCGCACGGACACCTGGCGGAAGATCTCGGCCTCCGGCTGCCAGAACCACGCGACGCCCCGGTCGAGCCCGGCGAGCGAGGCGTGGAAGGCCTTGCGCTGCTCCTCGGTGGCGTTCTCCCTCACCCAGAGGTCGACGGCCTTGCGGTCGTGGGGCGAGGTCAGGCCATGCGCGATCAGCAGGCCCGCCTGCGAGAGCGCGTTCTTGTTGAGCGAGGCTGGCCGCTGCGTGATGAGGATGGGCAGCAACCCCCGGGCCCGGCCCATCTTGACGACGTCCTCGGCGGCGCCGACCAGCTGCGCGTTGCTGCCGTCCACGCGCTGCGGGATGAACTTGTCGGCCTCGTCAAGCACCAGGTGGAGCGCCCGCCGGCTCTTGGTGTAGAGCTCCTCGAGGAAGTCGGTCATGAAGCGGCTCATGTGGGCCTTGCGGAAGTGCAGGAAGTCGAGGACGACGGAGCTGTCCGAGGTCGCTACGAAGTCGGCGATCACCCGCCCCGCCGTCGCCTCGAGGGGGACGTCCCCGTGATCGCCGCCCATCACGATCGCCGGGAGGCCGGGGGACTTCCCGTCCCTCGAGGACTTGAGCCCGTGCCAGACCCCGACTGGATCCGCGACGCAGAACCGGTGCCGCGCGCGGTGGAGCTCCTCGACGAGCACGGCCGCGGTCGACGTCTTCCCGCGGCCGCGGCGGCCGATGATCGCGACGACGTCCTCGACGTGCTCGATCGCGAGCTGGAACCCGGCGCCCACCTTCAGCATCGTCAACCTCCTGGGAGTCCCGTCTCGAAGAGGACCTCGAGCCCCGCGTGGCCGCCGGCGGCGAGCGCCTCGAGGTAGAGCGGCCGCCACTCGACGTGGCCGGCGAGCCAGCGCTGGTGTGCGGGGGTGGCGACGCCGACGACCAGGCGCTCGCCGTCGAGGCGGTAGCCCCAGGTGCCGGCTCGGAGCCAGGTGAGCCACGACCGGCGCGGGACTCGGGACTCGAGCCAGCAGACGGCGCCCTCCCACAGCCGCAGCGCCTCGCGCGTCGGTAGCGGCCGCTCCGGCGCCGGCGGCGACCGCGGCCGCCCGGCGCGGCGCTCGAGGCTCGACCGGATCCGATCGACCGCCCAGCCGTCGCGCAGCGCGTCGCGGATCCGGTCCCGCAGCTCGGTGTCGAGGGTGAGCCCGAGCTCCTGACCGTACGCCTCGAGGGCATCCCGCTCGTCGCGGTGCCGTGGCCGTCGTCGCCTGGCTGCGATTCGGAGCTCGACTGGCCCCCCCTCGTCCCGAGGGGGGGTAGGGGGGGGTGTATCCGTACGGTGTAGGTGTAGGTGAGGGGGACGTGGCGTCCCCACTTTGGTCCCCACTTTGGTCCCCACTTTGGTCCCCGCTTTCTCGGAAACAGGGGACGTGGCGTCCCCACTTTCAGGCGGGGCAGCGCCAGAAACAGGGGACCTGGCGTCCCCGCTTTCTGGCAGGGCCTGGAGAGCGAGCGGACCGAGTCCGTAGCGGCGGCCGCGGCCGCGGCGCCCTCGACCGCCCGCCGATGCCTCCTGGAGGACGACGAGGAGCCCGCAGGCCACGGCCTGGTCGAGGTAGCGGCGGATCCGGCTCCGGTGCTGGCCCGTGGCCTCCTCGAGCTGCCGGCTTGACGGGTCCAGGTCGCGCCACTCGGTCAGCTCGCGCAGGACGAGGAGCGCCCCAGCCGGCTGCAGCTCCGCCGGCAGGCGGGCGCGGCCGCGGCGGAGGACGTCGCGCAGCTGGTGGTGGGGCTCCGTCATAGGCCCTTCCCCAGGTCGATTTCTGAGCGCGACCAGCGGTCTCCTTGCAGCAGCCGGAACGCACGGACCCGTGTGTAGTCGGTCAAGCGAAAGAACTCGATGCGTATCCCCCACCTGGTCGCCTGCTCTTCGAGACTCCGCGCCACCGCCTCTTCGGCGGCCGCACGACCCTTCGTGATGTGATCCGCCAGGGCGGCGGAGGCCCAGGAGTAGAGCGCCTCGTCGAGATGCTGCACGCTGGTGTACACGCGCAAGATGTCGTCGATGCTGAAGCCGATGCACGCGACGACGGCCACGGTTCGTCCATCGCCGTCCTCGAGGACCTGGCTGCAGGTGCTGACCACGTGTAGGCGGACGTTCTGGATGAACACGCGGTCGAGGAGAGGCAGCTTCCAGTGGAAGCCGGGGCCGCGCTTGACGACGCGGTTGCCGAGGCGCACGCGCACTGCGCGCTCCCAGGGCATGACGACGTACCAGAGGCGGAAGCGGCCGAAGAAGTCGACGATCGACTGCAGCCAGGCGGGCACGCTCAGTTGGCCTTCGTTTGGTGATGCGGCTCGGTCACTGGCCCTCTTGGCCCTGCTCTCGCCTCACGGCCTGGATGATCAGCTCGCCGACCGTCCCTCCGGCTAACATCTCCTCGAGGAGCTCGACGTCGAACTCGTCCTCGAGGGAGATCTGGAGCTCGAGTAGAGCGAGCGAGTCGAGCCCCAGGTCGCACAGCCGCGTCGAGAGGGTGACCTCCCCGGGTGTGCCCCCGCTCCGCTCGACCTCGTATCGGACGATTTCCAGCGCGCGCTGCTGCGGCGCCTTCCTCTCGCTCACCGCCCCTCCTGGAGTTGGGCCGCGACCTCGGGCTCGAGATCGCGGAAGTTGACCGGCGCAGTCCACCGCCAGACGCCCAGACGGCCGGAAGCCGGTGACGGCCGGCTGAAGAGCCGCGGCTCGCTCAGCGTCCAGGCGTAGCGGCGTGCGCTGAAGTCGCCGAGCGCGGCCTCGACGCGGGTGACGACGGCGGCGCCGAAGCGGACGCCCAGGTGGAGCTCTTCACCGGCCCCGAGGTGGGCAATGCGCTGCGCCTCGAGCTCGGTGATGAGATGGCAGCCCAGCAGTCGACAGACGCCGAGCACGGCCCGGCGAGGGAGGGTGTCCTCGTCGAGGCCCGCCTCCTCGAGGAGGCGGAGGAAGGGCTCCTCCTCGCACAGCCGCCGCGCGTGTGGCGGGAAGTGCCACGACGCGTGGATCGCGAGGGGGCCTCGGTAGGCGGTGGCCCAGGAACGCGTCTCGATGCGCTTGGCGCCGAGGGCGACCAGCGAGGCCCACGGCTGAGTGAGGCTGAGGGCGCGCAGCTGCAGCCGGTCCTCACCCACGGCGAGCCGCCTTCTTCCCGCGCGTCTTCTTCGGGGCCTTCTTCTTCGGCCGGGCCGCGGCGGCGGTCTCCTCGCGGCGGATCGCCGCAGCGTCGATACCGTAGCGCTGGGCCGCCTCGAGCAGCGCGTCAGCCTTCGGCGTGTGGTGGGCCAGCGGGTGTGTCTCGGTGAAGAGGGCGACCTCCAGGATGCGCGCTGCGAGCACGGCCGGGAGGCGGGGCGCGGCCTCGGGCCGGTCGACCAAGTCCTCACGGGCAAGGCGGCGAAGGCGGCGATCGAGAGCCGCGTCAAGGTCGAGGCGGGCGGCGAAGGCCTTCGTGCCCTTCTCGGTCTCCGTTCGGAGGCCCCAGCGCTTCGAGAGCGGCACCTTGTAGTCGTCGTGCCAGAGCCGGCGGAACATCGAGACGAGGACGAGCACCATGTCCTCGCGGTCGAGTGACTTCACCCTGGGAACGATCTCGTCGAGGATCCGCCCGCGAACACGCCGCTCCAGGTCACGCTTCGCCTGCTCGCGCCGCTGGGACGCCGCGATCGACGAGGGGCTCGACGCCCTCGAGCGCGCCGGCGAGAGACCCGATGCCTTCAGCACATCCTTGAGGGCGGCGCGCGCCGCCTCCGCGGGGACGAGCTCCACCAGGTCGCCGTCGGGCCCCTCCGCGAGCACCCCGTGTTCCTCGAGGCCTTTCTTCCCGAGCAGCTTCCCCCATGTGCGCTGCCCCTTCGGGTCCTCCCAGCAGTGGTCCCCGGGCTTCACGAACTTGACGCGGCTCTCGATCGCCGCCTTCGCCGCCTTGCCCGTGAGGACCTGGCGGCCGGCCGCTTCCGCCTCGGCCCGCTTCTTCGCCATCCCGAGGGCCTCCTCGAGGGGATGGATGTCCTCTCGTTGGCCGTTCTCGATCACCTGTGCCTCGAGGGCGGCGAGGTCGTCGAGGGACCGGACGATCGCGGGGATCGTGGCTAACCCCGCTTTCCGCGCGGCGCGGAGACGCCGGTGCCCGAAGACCACCTCGTGGGTGGCGGACCCCTTCTCGCGGGGGCCCGGGAGCGGCCGGGCCAGGATCGGCTGGAGCACGCCCTTCTCGCGGATGCTCGCCACGAGCTCGGCCAGGTCGCCCCAGGTCTTGCGGGGGTTGGACGGTGACTCGACGAGGACGTCGAGCTTCAGGTCCTGCAGCGCCGGCGCCGCGGCGGTCAACGTCCCCTCCCGGCGTACGGCCGCGGGCGTGCCGTGCTGCGCTTCGGCGCCGCGGCGGCGGCCGCGGCGCCCTGAGCCTCGGGAATCTCCTGTAGGCCCCCGGGGCGCCTCCCGGCCGACGCGGTCCAGCCTTTCTGGAGCGTCTGCCCGATGAGCTCGATGAAGCGCGCCTTGGCCTGGCGATCCGCCAGGGCGGGGTCGTCGCCGGGCCGGAAGTGCCCCAGCACCCCGCTCCGGTTGCCGCCCCCCTTGGGGAGGTGCTGCACGGCGATCACCATGGCCCCGTCCTCCTGCTGTTTCAGCCGCAGGTACAGCCTGTTGCCGGCGGCGTCCCGGAAGAATCTCCGGTCGACGACCGACGACTGTCTCTTCCCGCCGTGCTGCGCCATCGGCGCCTCCCTCCTGTGTGGCGGCGGCGGTGCCGCCGTCGTAGTGCCTGGCCCCGGGGCGTTCGCGACCGCCCACTCACGCTCCTCGAGCTCGTGGGACCCCACGGGGCACACCACCGCGTCGTCCCGGACCGAGCACGTCACCCGGTGCTCGATGCAGACGCGGACCTTCTCCGGCCTCTCGCTCTCGCGGAGCGCCTCCTGCAGCCCGTGCAGCTCGTGGTAGCGGTCGTAGAGGCTCACGCGGAGTCCTCCTTGGCCCCTTGCTGCTCCTGGCGGGCGCGCTCCGCACGCCACTCGTCGCTCAGCTGCGCCTCGCGCTCGTCCCGGCAGCGCGAGAGGTAGCCCCAGACCCAGCCGGCGCCGAGGAGGACTGCTCCGCCGGCGGCGCCGGCGATCAGCGACACCCCCCACATCCCCCAGATCAGCCGCGCGGCCGCCGCGTCGAAGATCTCGCCGATCACAAGTGCCTCCTCCACCGGCGGTACCGGTACAGCCGCACCCGGAGCCAGACCTCGAGGCGCATCCGGGCGAACGCGAAGCGACGGAGGCGACCGACGCGACCGGGCACGACGAGGGGGCGCGGCGCCGAGCCGGGCGGAAAGCGGAGCAGGCGGGCGCTCAAGGGGTCCCCCCGAAGAGATGGCGCTGGCGGCGGCCAGGCGAGTGCCGCCCGCCGCGGCGCCGCCGGCGCACGGCTCGAGCCGGGCAGCTGCTCCGGTGGGGCAGGTAGCGCGTCTCCCCCGCCCGCTCGCCGAGCGCGGCGAACACGGCCCGGCGGAGCGCCAGCTCGTCGCCCGACTCCGTCCGCGCGCGCTCGAAGACCAGGCTGCCCGCCGGGTTGGGCTCCGGGTCGTACGGGACCTGGCGACCGTCCGGGAGCAACGCGAAGCGGATCGGCCGGCCGCAGTAGCGGCAACGCCGGCGCCCGCCGGCCTCGGTGAGCGGCGTCACCGGGCGCCCCCAGCGTCCGCCTCGAAGGCGTCGAGGCGATCCTCGGCCGCGAGCGCGCGCAGCGCCTCCACCAGGTCGAGATCCTCGGCCGTCCGGTGGTGGCGGACCCACATCTCGGCGCTCCAGACCGACGACCAGCCGGACTGGCGGGTGCCGCACGCGCCGCAGGCCGCGGTGTACGGGTACGCCGTGCCGGGGAGCGCCTCGATGACGGTGCCGATCCGGGCGCGGCCGCGCTCGTCGAGGACGGCCGTCTCCGTGGGCGGTGGTGCGGGCGCGCGAGGCGCCGGCGGCGCCGCGGCGGTCCACTCCGCCGGGTCGAGGTCCCAGTCGAGGGCGCCTTGCTTCACCGCCGCTCCAGCAGCCGCCGCGGCCGCCACCCGGCCCGCACCCGCTCCACCGGCTCCGGTCGGCTCTTCACGTCCCGGATCCAGCGCGCGAGACACACGGCCCCGAAGAGCGCGAGACCCGACGCTGACAGGATCTGGAGGGCGCGCCAGGTCATGGGAGGGCCTCGAACCGCGGGTAGTGCGCTTCGATCTCGCCCCGCATCCCCATCACCACACCCAGCCGGCCGGGGGCTCGCAGGACCAGGGCGTCGAACTCGCGGTCGTGGGAGACGCTGAGCCCATCCGTCCCGATCGCCGTCAGGACCAGGCGGATCAGGTGCCGGTCCCACAGCCGACCCAGCAGGACCCCGTAGAGGGGGTGGCTGCAAGAGTCGCAGGTCGCGCGCCCGTCGCCGGCGCAGTCCGGGCACGTCGTCTCGTGCTCGTCGTCGCACCTGGAGCAGGTACACGTGATCTCCCCGGTGCCCTCGCATTCACACGGCTGCACCCGGGTGTCCTCGCAGTCCTCGCAGACGGCGCCGCACCAGGCCAGGAGGGCCTCGCCGTCGACGGGATGCCCCTCCTGATCCTGGGAGAGCCACCGCTCCACCGCCCTGGTCCGAGCCCCACGAGTCGACTCCGGCTCCAGCGGGAAGGGCGGCGGGCCCCAGACGCGCAGAGCTGCGAAGCACCAGCCGTCCGCCCCGACCGCCCACACGCCGCCCCCTGTCGAGGGGTGGGGGACGGACCAGAGGCCGCCGTAGGTGTGGTGGGCGCCGACGAGGCGGCGCAGGGCGGCGGCGATCACCGGCGTCTCCAGGTCCTCCGGGGTCCGCGCGCGCGCCGTCATGGCTGCTCTCCCAGGAGGGCCGCTGGCGCAGGCATCCTGTTCCTCCTACTGGGTTCGAAGTCGGCGGGCCGGTCTACTGCCCGGGGCCACCTCCGGTCGCGTCGAGATCGAGGCCTCCGCCGGCGCCGAAAGACTGGAGCTCCTGGCTGCAATCGGGGCAGGGCGCGAGCGGCGGCGGCTCCTCGCCCCCGCGCTGCGCCCGGGTGGTGGCCGAGGTCGAGGGCGGACTGCTTCACGGCCGCCGGGGCCGCCACCCCGGCCGCACCCGACCCACCGGCTCAGGACGGCGCCGCTCGTCGCGGATCCACCACGAGAGGCACAGGGCCGCGACGAACGCGAGCCCCGACGCCGACAGGATCTGCAAGGCGCGCCAGGTCATGCTCCCCCCCGCGGGGGTTCCCCGCCCCGGCCGGCGGGGACTCTGGTTGGAGGAGCGCTGGCGGCGGCGCCAGCGGGCCGGCCCTCCATGGCTTGCTCGGCTCCCGCACACGTCCGGCGGTGGTGCCGGACCCACATCTCGGCGCTCCAGACCGACGCCCAGCCAGACTGCCGGGCGCCGCACGCGCCACAGGCCGCGGTGTACGGGTACGCCGTGCCGGGGAGCGCCTCGAGGACGGTCCCGAGCCGGACGCGGCCGCGCTCGTCGAGGACGGCCGTCTCCGTGGGCGGTGGCGCGGGCGCGCGAGGCGCCGGCGGCGCCGCGGCGGTCCACTCCGCCGGGTCGAGGTCCCAGTCGAGCCCCGCCTGCTTCACGAGCTGCTCCCGGGCACGACGATCTCGGCGTCACGCCCGCATTGGGCGCAGCACCCGTCCTCGTCGACCTTGACCCCGACGCCGCAATCGCCGCAGTCCGCTCTCACGAGCACGATGCGTACGGGCTCACCGGTGCGAGTCCAGCGGTCGAAGGCCGTCACCGCGTCTGCTCCCCAGGCCCGCAGTGCCTCCTCCAGCTTCTCGGCGGCGGCCGGTGAGGGCTCGAACAGCAGCTCGTCGGCGGCGTAGATCCCCTGGTCGGCGGCGTCCTCTTCCATGCGCTCGAGCACGTCGTCGAGGCGAATCGCCGTCGCGGCGATAGCGCCCGTGGAGGGGTACTGTCCGGCGGCGATGTAGACGTCCCAGGCACCGGTGCTGCGCGCCTCCTCGATCGCGCGCTCCACGGTCGCCTCGAGGGAATAGGCGCCGGACCAGACCTCGCTCTCGGCGTGGGATGCCCACCCCCAGACGACCTCGCTCTCGAGCAGCTCCTCGGTCGCCATCAGTTGTCCCGCCCGGAGGTCCACTGGTAGCCCGCCGCTCGCAGGTGCGCGGTGCTCAGCGCGATGCAGTGATCCAGCTCCTCGGCGCTCACAGCCTGGAACTCCTCGACCATCGCCGCATGGGCTTCCTTCATCCGCGCCTCGAGGCCAGGTGGGATCGGCTCGCCCCCTGCGGTCTGCACGCCCTCCAGCGCCGCCCCCGAGCCACGCTGCACCGCGAGCGCCGCGCCGAGGACGACCAGGGAAGACAGGATCCCGATCTCGCCGTCGGCGAGCATCTTGTCGATCAGGTGCTGGGGAGGCTTCATCACGGCTGCTCTCCGAGGAGGGCCGCGCGCGCCGCGCGCAGCTCGGCCGCGGTCAGGTGGCGGGGCCCACCCTTCAGTCGCGCGCCGCGGCGCGCCGCCCGGGCCCGGCGGCGCCGCTCACGGGCGGCCAGGCGGCCCCACGGCTCGGGGATCGGCACTGCGCCGCGGCGCCGCGCCAGGTAGGCCTTCTTCGCCGGCCGGCGCTCCGAGGGGTGCCGGCGGCCGTGCTCGACGTAGTGCCCGGTCGGCGGCGCGCCGTGCTTGGCGGTGTACGCCGCCATCAGGGCCTTCCGGCGGCCGCCGCTCATACGGCCTCACCGGCGAGCATCCGGCGCGCGCACTCGCCCGGGTGGACCCCGTGGGACACGAGCCCCGCCGGCGACGCCCCGTCCTGGATCAGCTCCCCGCAGACGCAGCAGACGGTCCGGATCCGCTCCGGGGCCGCCTCGGCAGAGCTTCGCTGTTCGGCTGGCGCAATCATCCTGTTCCTCCTACGGGGTTCGAAAGTCGGGCGGCCGGTCTACTGCTCCGGGCCACCTCCGGTCGCGTCGAGGCCCGGGCCGACGCGGGGCCGGTCCGTCTCGCCATCCCACAGCCGCCCGTGCGGCTGGCACAGGTCACGGTCGCCCGAGATCGGCCGAGCGCAGCGCCGACAGATCGGCCGATCGCACGTCGTCCGCCGACCGGCGCGCTTGACCGGGAAATCGCACAGGCGGTCCGCCGGCCGACCGCACGACGAGCATGGCTTCGGCTTCGACCGCGCTCCGCTCGAGCACACGATCGCGGTCGCACCGCCGGGCAGCTTCGTCAGGTTGCACTTCACGTGCGCCAGCCCAACTAGTCCTCCTCGCTCTCGGGCGTCGCACGCCTGGGAGTTGAGGACGCCTGGAAGTGGAAGGTTCCGGGCTCTCGCTCGCAGGTCGCGGGCGCGTCGACAGGGCGCAACCGTCCGGGGTCCCCGCCGCTCGTGTGCACGGACACGACCGGCGGGCCCAGCCACGCGTCGGGGTCCTGATCCTGCGGCTCGGGCATCGCGGCGTGCTCGGCCGCCTCCTGGGTGAGCTGCGTGATCGCGGCCTGGGTCGGCGCCGCGAGCAACTGCCGCAGCACCGCGGCGGCGCCGCTGTAGAACGCCCGCTGGGCCGCGCCGACCTGGCCGGGGCCGGCTTCGGCCGGGACGCACCGCCAGCGGTAGGCCTCCCACTCGCGCCCGAACGGGCCCGGCGGCGGCGCGGCGGCCTTCCGGCTCATCCGGAGGTCTCCTCCTCCGGCCCACCTCCGGTTGCGTCGATCTCCTCGCCGAGCTCCTCGAGCATGCGCTCGAACCGCGCCTCGGCTGCGGCGACCTGCTCGTCGGACGGTTCCGCGTCCACCGGGAGGTCCTCGACCGTGCCGTCGATCACCTCCAGCGCCGCCCGGGCGCCGGCGTAGAAGGCGCGCCGCGCCAGCACCTCGGCGCCCTCCATCGGAACGCGACCTCCACACGAGCCCAGGAGACGCCCCACGTCGAGCATGAGCGGCCCCCGCCGGCGAGCCCAGGCCCGCGCGAGCACCGGCCCGGCGGCATGCGAGCGCGGCGACGGCGGCGCCGGAGGCGGTGGGGGCAGGGGCTTCGGCAGCGGAGGCCACCCGCGAGCAACAACAGCCGGGTCTTCCGGCAGGCCCGCGAACAGCGCCCGGCGCGCGAGCCCTCGAAGCCAGGCCCTCACCGGGACGGCCCCGCGAGCTCGCGCTCGATCCCCGCCTCGACGACGCACCGCGCCTCGGCGATCTGCCCGGCGGCCTTCACCAGCGCGTTCTGGATCTCGTCGAGGATGCGCAACTGGAGCGCCGGCGTGGAGTGGTACACGGCGCCCGTCAGGGGCCCCAGGACGCTGAGCGTCGTCGCCGCCTCGCCGATCGCCTTCTGCAGTGGCGTGGGCTGCGGCGCGCGGAACAGGTCGCCCAGGGGTTGGCTCACTGCGCCCCCAGGTCGCGCCGCTCGGCCGTGCTGCCGATCCGGCGGCTCTGGAGCCAGCTCTCCAGGTCGGCCCGGAGGTAGGTGATCTTCGTCCCCACCATGACGTAGCGCGGCCCACGCCCGTTCCGGCGCCAGGCGTTGAGCGTCCCCCGCTTCACGCGCAGGAACGCCGCCGCATCGTCGGGCGAGAGCCGAGCCTCGAGCGCCTGGCTACTCTCCAGCCGCGCGGCTTCGGCGAACAGCTCCTGCGCCTCCATCTCGTACCGGCGCGCCTCGACGAGATGATCGTGCGCCAGGGCCCGGAGCTCGGCGGGGCGGCGCGGCGCGCCCGTCGGGTCGCCGGTCCTGTCCTCGGCCCGCTGCGCCTGGAGGCTCGTCACGGGGCCTTCTTCCGCTGCGGCCGCTCCGCCGGACGGGCACCCTCGACCGCCAGCTTGTCCTCGAGCCAGCCGTCGAACGCCTCCGCCATGAACTGGTCGTGGATCGCCTGCTCGTCGGTCTCGATGCGGAAGCGGGCGATGATCTCGATCTTGGCGGCGCGGAGCCGCTCCTGGTCGCGGGGCAGGACGCGCGGGAGTCGCGGCTTGCTGTGCGACGGTGCGAAGGGTGGTTCCGCGGTGGCCTGCTGCATGCCCGTCACGGTAGGCCCCTGAGGCGTGCTTTGGTACGGGGCACTAGCAGATTTCGGGACACTACGGGTCACCCCCTCACGGGACATGTCCCGGGGCACGGGGGGCATACGGGGCATGCCCCGGAACTCGCTCACGGAGGGGGACGCATGGCGGATCGCCTGGAGGTCGATGCCGGCGCGCTGGATGCGCTCATAGAGGCTCTTCCGCCGGATCCCCAGCTCGTCCGCGGCCGCCTTCACGTTGCCGCGCCAGCGCAGCAGTGCGTTCACGACCCTCTGGATCTCGATGCCTTCCGCAGCCATTTCCCTAGATGCTAGCTTGCTATCAGGCGACCGTCAAGGATAAACCCCTTGCTATCACCATGGGCCGCTGCTAGGCTTGCTTCGATGGCTCGACCAAAGAAACCCCGGGAAGCCGGGGCGGCCCCGCGGCAGCAGCTCAACGTCCGCATCCCGGCAGCGATCGCGAAGCGCCTCGGCCACTACGAGGTCGAGCACGATCTCCGACGAAAGCGGGCAGCGGTCGTGACTGAAGCAATCGACGAGTACCTCAGGAAGCGCGGCGGTTAGGTCCCGGGAGGGCGGACGGGCACGGGAGACTGTCGGCCGCACCCTGACGTATGGCGTCAGGGTGCCCGCAGGTTCCTCCCGGGGCCGGCGTTCTGTTCGGATCGCGCCCCTCGTGCGTTACCCTCCAGAGGAGAGGTCCCGTGAAGCCTCGCTCTGGGTGTCGGACTCTGGTTTTGGGGCGGCCCTCTCTTCTGGGCGGCCTTGCAGGGGATCGACTCGTTCATGAGTCCACCCGCCGAGGATGTAGAAGGGCACCTCGTGACAAGCTCCGGACTGGGCGCCGCGTGGCCCCTCACGAGCCCTTCGGCGCGGCTGGAGTGCGATCCCCAGAGCAAAGGCATCCCGGTCGCGGTGGCGCTAGTCGACGGCCGGCGGTACGCGCTCAACGGGCTGGCGAAACACCACGGCTATCCCGGGATCGAGCCCGTGTGGGCACACAACCCTTCGATACCAGGAACCCGAAAGAACATCGGCCCGCTGATCGAGCGCGCGCTGAAGCTGTGCGAACGGTGAACACACTGAGGCCGCGCCCTCCGCGGCGGGCGAGCGGGTGCCGGCCACCTGAGGGGGTGGGTCTCCCATGACCAAGTGTCCGGATTGCGGCAAGGACCTCTCGAAGAGCGCCGCTAGCTGCCCCAACTGTGGGAGGAAGCTGCGGCAGAGGACCGGCTGTGTCGCCGGCGGCTGCGCGGCACTACTGGTCCTCGCCGTGGGCTTGTATCTCGTCGGCGCCCTCACCTGGCCGTCGGCACCGCCGCCGGCGCCCGCGGCCAGGCCGACGCCCGTGACACCGCCAACGACCGCGGCCGCCGCACCGACGCCGACCCCGAACCCCTGCGCCGAGCACGTGGAGCTCAAGTCCCTCGAGTGGTGGGCTCGCGAGTTGGATCGACCGCCGCTGTGGGTCGCACAGAACCACAAGATCAACCTGTGGAACAGCCCAGAGAAGCAGCGGAAGGTCGGCGAGATGCGCCCCGGCTCGCGCGCCATGATCCTCGCCAAACAGGGCGACCAGTACCAGGTGCGGAGCCCCCTGGATCAGTCTGTGGGTTGGGTGAGTGCGATCCAGGTCACGCGCACGCTGTTCCAGGACGTGAACACGCGCGAGCCCTGTAGCCCCTAGCTCGCCTCGCCCCAGGTCCCGCCCGGGCCCGCCGTTCGAACCGCGACCCTCGTGCGTTCCCGTTGGTAGAGGTCCGTTCAGGATGAGGAGGCTGAAGCCATGAGAATGAACGACGGTCGCAAGATCTGGTGGCTGATCGCTGCTGGGACATGCTGCGCGGTGGTGGGCTGTGGCGGCGGCAGCGACTCGCCGACAGGGGCCAGCCAGGCGACGCCCGCCCCCACGCCGGCTCCGACCCCCACGCCGGAACTCGCCGCCTTCAGCCCCGGCCAGCACCTCGTCGGGGCCGACATCGACGCGGGACGCTACTTCGCGGATCCGGAGAGTGGCTGCTACTGGGAGCGCCAAAGTGGCGCCGGTGGCACCCTGGACGACGTGCTGGCGAACACCTTCGTGGGCTTCGACTCCCCACAGGAGATCGTCGACATTCTCGCCTCCGATTTCGCCTTCGAGGGCGACGGCGACTGCGGCGACTGGTTCGCGGAGCCGCGCGAGGGGATGCAGGTCGGGATCCCCCCTGGCCGCTGGCTCGTCGGCGCGCAAGTCGCCCCGGGCCTCTATCGGGTGGACGCCGGCGCGGCCTGCTACTGGGAGCGCCTCGCCAACTTCGACGGCACGCTGCGAGCGATCATCGCGAACGATTTCGTCGGAGACGGGGGCGCGCAACTGGTTGAGATCCAGGCGGGTGACGTGGGCTTCTACACCGACGACGACTGCGGCACGTGGGCGACGTCGTCTGGCGACGTGGCGCCTGCGGTCCGGGGCCAGAGCCGCGGCGACATCGAGCGGAACAAGGTCCTCGACCGCGAGCCTTCCTAGCTACACTAGCTCGCCCCGCCCTTCGCCTTCGCCTCCCCCTCGCCTGCCTCGAGGGCGGTCTGGATCCGGCGGGCGACCGCGGCGCTGGCGGCCGCGAGCGGGTCCGCGCTCAGGTGGGCGTACCGCTCCGTGGTCCTGGAGTTGCGGTGGCCGAGGAGGGCGCCGGTGACGTAGAGCGAGTGGCCCGTTGCCACGGCGACCGAGGCGAACGAGTGGCGGAGGTCGTGCAGGCGGACATCCTTCAGGCCGGCCGCGCGCCGGATCTGGTCCCAGGCCTGGTGCAGCGCCACGGGGTGACCCGGCCGGAGCGGTGACTCGAAGACCAGGTCCTCGTCGCCGCGGCGCTCGAGCGCGGCCAGGAGCTGGGCCGCAGGCGGGTTCAGGCTGATCGGCTTCGCGCCCGTCTTCAGGCCCGATCGCGGGCCCGCGGCGGTGTCACTCAGGTGGAGGGCGGTGGGGCCCACCTCGCCCCAGCGAAGGAAGCGGACCTCGTCACGACGAGCACCGGTGAAGATCATCAGCCGGACGGCCGCCACCACCAGGGCCGCGGCCGGGCCCTGCTGCGCGTGGGTGGCCAGCGCGGCGCCGAGGCCCGCGAGCTCCTTCTGCGACAGGTAGCGCTCGTGCTTCGGCATCGCATAGGAGGCGACGTAGCGGCACGGCGACGGCCAGTCCGCGGAGAGCTCGCGCCACTCGATCGCCTTCGCGTAGAGCATGCTCAGGGCCCGGCGGGCGTTGTTGAACGCCCCCTTCCGCGTCGCGTAGCGATCCTTGAGCCGCGTCACGTCATGCGCCGTGATCTCGTCGAGCCGGAGGTGCCCGAGCGCGGGGTAGAGGTGGAGACGCAGCGCGCGCTCGGTCCAGGCGTAGGACAGGGCCTTCGTGGCCGACGCCGCCTCCCGCAGGTAGCGGGCCCCGAAGTGCTTCAGGGTGGGGGTGCGGCGCCAGGCGCCGGGGCGGCCGCCCAGGGCGACGATGCCTCGCTCCCTGGCGGCCGCCTTGCGGGCGTCGTCGAGGGTGACGTCGCCGAGGCGCCCGAGGGGGACCCAGTCCGCCTTCCCCCGCCGCTGCACCTTGAAGACGAAGAAGACCCCGCCCTTCCGCCGGCGGGCCCCGAACCCGAGCTGCTCCGTGTCCCAGACCGTCTGGCCGAGCTGCAGCTCCGCGAGCGCCTTGAGGGTGATCCTGTCCTTCATGGGGCCTTCTCCTGGGCAACGGCCGGGCAACGCCTGCGATGCAATTCTATGCTACCACATCGCCGTCCAGGGACGTATGTTGTTGATGAGGAACGACTGCATAGGAGGTCACGGCGATGCTGATACACGGTAACAGAAGAGGCGGTCCTGATAGAGATTCCGAGTCGGCACGAGTCGTCGACGCAAACCACCAATCCACAGCGACTTGTAGGCACGGCCGTCAAGCTCCTCCGGGCCGCCGCTTTGGGGGCAACGCCTGGGCAACGGCCCAGATGGCCGCGCTGGCGCTGCTGGCGTGCGGGGGCGGCGAGAGCCTGGCTGATCCCCCCGCTCCAGCCTCGCGAGGCGTCCTGGCGGCCGCCCAGAGCGCCGAGCTGAACGGACCACCCGCCCCGCTCGATCGCGCCGACATCGCGATCGAGCGGATCATCACGCACGACCAGCTCGCCGAGGCCCGGGCCTTCGCCCGCTGGACCCGGGGCGTCACCATTGCCGGCGCCACGACGGCGAGCGTCCTGACGGAGGTCGCTCTCGCCAGGCCGGGCTTCGCCGAGGGCAACCCCTTGATGCGCTCTCGCGCGGCGCGCTGGGCGGGGAAGCCCGCGCTCTACGGCGCCGCCCTCTGGGGGCTCGACAGCATGATCAAGAGCGACGACGCCGGCACCCGGCGCTGGGGGCGGATCCTCGCGGTTGCCGCCGCGGTCGTCGCCGCGGCGGACGCGGCGACGACCGCGATCCGGCTGTCGCGCGGTGATTCCCCTTGACAATCTGCCCCTCCGGGGGTACTAATCTCTGAGTGTCGGACGCGGCCGCAGGGGCCGCGGGAACACTGGAGGCCGAGATGAGCAAGAGCACGAGGGTCTACGGATTCGAGAACGGCCGCTTCTTCGTCCCTGCGTCCAACCCCCACGGGCATCGGACGTGGTTCCCCAGCCGCATCGAGCGCGACCTGGCGGTCGAGCGGCTGGAGGCTGCAGCCGCGGAGAAGGGGCTCGACGACCCCACCTTCGCTCGGATCGAGCGGCGGATCCGCACTGAGAGCGCTCGGAGCTGGCTCGATCGGCTGCGGGAGAATGGTCTCCTCCTCGCCAACGGGATCGACGGGCCGACGAACCGCCCGAGCCACTCCTGGGGGCCGGCTGCGCCCGACGCGGACGAGGAGGAGTGACCACCCTCGGCGAGACCGGCCAGATCCTCGTCACCCAGGCCGCGGCGGACGCCTACGCCGACGCGCGCGACCTGGGCTTCGAGGAGGCTCGCCGCGAGCTGACGGGTCTCCTCCTGGGGGCCCGTCGGCGCGGCGACTCCCGGACGGGCGCGGAGAGCTGGCGCGCCCGCTCCGCGGGACTCGGCGTCGACGTCGGGGCGATGATCGCGAGGGACGGCAAGCTGGCGATCGTGACGCACGTCAGCGTGCGCCCGTTCGTGCGGCGCAAGGGTGCCGGAGCTGCCGAGCGGCGAGCGGAGCGGCGCCGGGCTGAGCGCGGGGAGCCGGAGCCCGGCCGGTGATCGCCGCGCGCGCCTGGCGAGCGCATCGCCGGTGACGGGCTCGGCCACCGTCGCCCCCGTCGCCGAGCCCGTGCTGGTCAGCGGCTGGCGCTGCGCTTGCCGCCGCTGCGATCACCGCTGGCTCTCCCTGTGCGACTGCCTCGTGGTCACGGGCGCGGACGGAGCGGCCCGGGTCCCGCGTGCGCACCGCAAGGGCTGTAGCCCGCCGCGGAAGTGCCCACGGTGCAAGTCATACTACTGGTGGGAGCCGCCGGGTGCGCTCCCGCGCGGGCCCAAGCCCAAGCTACGCCCCGACCAGTAGCCGACGGCGCGTCGCGCCGAGGTCGAAGACCCGTGGCCAGCGGTACGCGCGCAGCTCCCGCTCGAGCGCCAGGTCCTCGGCGGCGTCCCACCAGAGCCGGCGCTCCGAGAGCCGGTAGACGGCGCCGGCGAAGGCCCGCATGTCGACGCGAGCGTGGGCCAGGCCCCCGAAGATCGCGGCGAGCGGCAGGGGCAGGTAGGGCGCGATCAGCTCGTAGATCCCGGGCTGCGGATCCCGCTCCCAGTCCACGGCGATCTGGACCTGGTGGAAGTAGATGTAGTTCGAGGCCGGGCGCGCCGCGGACACCACCACGGCCACGTTGCCGGCGCCGCTACCGCTGAAGTCATCCTCGCGCCACGGGCGGACCTCCGGGTTCTCGTCGACGGTGTGGGTGTCGATGTGGGCGCCCTGCGTTCCACCGATGTCTTGCGCCGCGCCGGCGTCGTTGGTCCCGTCCGCCGCTTGCACGCCGTGCGAGCCCGTCTCGTCGCCGCTACTGTCCTCGCTCGTGACGCTCGAGACCCGGACCCCGCCCGTGGGTCGGATGAAACGCGCCGCGGGGGGTAGGGCGTCGACGTAGCACACGAGGCCCACCACGCCGCCGTCGAGGCCGTCGAAGCGGCGGGCCGATGCGCAGTCGTTCCCCGAGGACCTCATCGCCGTGGCCAGCGTGAGCCCGCTGCAGGGCGAGCCCCCGGCCAGCTCGCGGTTCTCCCACTCGTTCGCGCTCCCGGACTTGACGGTGAGCGGCAGCAGCACGGAGGTGAACATCAGTCGATCTCGTCGAAGTCGAGCAGGTGCTCGTGCGGCCGCCAGGGGTGAATCACGACGAGCTGCGCGTTCAGCCCCTCGACGCCGGAGACGGTGTCGACGTCGAGCTCGACGTACTGGCGCCGGCCGAGGCAGCGGGCCAGGTAGTCGCCGGCGACCCCGCCCGCCTCCCCCACCGTCTGGCCGTCCGCGATCGTGGGGGCCGTGGTGAAGAGGTCCGTCGCGCCACCCTTGCGGAACTGCGCCGCGAACGCGGCGCCCGAGGGTCCCGTCTTGGCGCGCAGGTACCAGGCCACTGCGAGCCCAGGCCGGTCGAGCGTGTGCTGGACGTCGAGTGCGCCGTTCCCGGCCACCAGGCCTCCTGCGTAGACCCAGGGGAGCCGGGCGACGATCGTCGGGCAGGGCTGCCACGCGGCGGGCCGGATCGGGCCGGGACAGGCCATCCCGGCGTCGACGTAGAAGACCGAGCTGGCCGGGCCACGGACACGGCACTCGAGCCGATCGGCGGCTGCGCTGATTGGATGCGTCACCTGCAGCAGCTCCCAGCCGTCCCCGTCGACTCCGCCGGTTCCAGAGCCCGTGTGGGCCGTGCTGAACGTGATGGCATCCCCGTCGTCGACGATGAGCTGGACGGTGCCGACCTCGCTCGTCTTCACCCACACGGCGACGCTGAAGTCCATGCCCCGCAAGAAGTGAAAGCGGCCGAAGCTCGCCGGCTGGATGAAGCGGTGCCGCAGCGAGCCGTTGTCACCGCCGCCCGCCGTGACCTTCGCGCTCTGCTGGACGCCGCCCCAGCCGGGCATCTTCACGATCGTGGTCTCGCGCGCGATCGCCACGCCGGTGCCGAGGGGGAGGTAGTAGTCCGGGGCCGCCGAGGCGCCGTCGCTCCACAGGTGCGGCGGCGGGAGCCAGTTCTGGCTGAGCAGCGCGATCGGGATGGAGTCGTGGATGTCCCTGATCGGGCCCTCGTCCAACGGCTCCAGCGGGCTCGTGGTGGGCGGGTAGCCCTCGGTCCAGACGCTGCTCTTTCGCGTGACCATGCTCAGCTCCCCAGCTCGATGAGCTCCAGAAGACGCAGCTCGACGCGCTCTCCAACGGCGATCGACGCGACGCGGAAGGCGACGTCGTCGAGCCGGCCCGAGGGGTCCAGCCCGGCGTCCCGTGTCAGGCGCACGACGGTCCCCGGGCGCGCGTCCCGGAGCCGGCTCTTGAGCTGCAACGCGACCTCCCGGGGCTGCGCCGCGGCGAGGGTGGCCAGGTCCTGCGCCACGGCCTGGGCGTCGTTCCCGACCGTGAGGTAGGTCCGCACCGTCTTGGCCTCCGACCTCCCGGCGGTGAGGGCGACCTCCGGCATCGCCTTCCGCCGCACCCGCGGCGTCCCGGTCGAGGCGTCGAGGTCGAACTCGACGAGGACCTCCGCGTGGACGTCCCGGATCGGCCGGCTCATCGACCAGGCGAGGTAGTCCCGGTCGAAGAGCTGCTCGGCGGAGGCGGGGACCGTGGAGGAGTAGGGCAGGTAGGAGACCCGCCCGGCGCCGTCGATCACGATGTCCGACAGGGTCGAGAGCTTGAGCGCCTCGAGGACGGCGGCGGTGCTCTCCTCCGACCTCAGGTAGAGTCCGAGCTTCGCCGGGCGCGCGGTGCGGGCAGCGGCGAAGGAGGGCTCGTCCACCAGGGCGAGAGACCGCCCCATGAACCGGTGCCAGAGGAGCCGCGCGACGTCGGCGCCGAGGGTGATGAGACCGTCCGCCGAGCCGGTGTAGGTGCCCGAGGAGTCGTCCTTGTAGCCCTCGCCGTCGACCCGGATCACGTGCTGCTTGTCCACGTCAGTGAGGACCGGGCTCCCGAGGTAGGACGACATCCCGGTCTGATCCGCCGACGCGGCGAAGCCGAGGAGGCTGTAGATCCCGAGGTCCCGGTTGGGCCCGGACTGGGCGCGGAGGTTGAAGGTGCCGGAGGTGCGGCCGACCCGGTACGACTTCGCCTCGACGTCGAACTCGCAGAGGCCCGTGACGTCTCCGCCCCCGATCTCGGCTCGGATCGCTGCCTGGGTCTCGGCGGCGACCTCCGAAACCGAGGCGTAGGTGCCGGCCTGGATGGTGGCGGAGAGCGTCGATCCGCCCGTGTCGAAGTCGAGGAAGAGGTCGTCGGGCAGGATGAAGGGACCAAGGTGGACGAGCACGGTGAGGGTGCCCCGCACCAGGTCCACGCTGTAGTGAGTACCGGGGGTGAGCAGCGCGCGGTCGGCCGCGAGCCGCGCCGCGGCCGCCTCACGCGAGGCGTAGGCGTAGACGGCGTCGATCGACTTGAGCCCCGCGGGCGCGAGTGGGAACGGGAGGTCCCAGCCGGTGTCCGCGAGCTCGTACACCCCGAAGCCGTCCTCGCTGAAGTCGATCCGGACCGGGCTGATCCCGGTCTTCGGGCCGAGCCACACCGGCCGCGACTTGCCTTCCTGGCTCAGGTCGAGCCGCGGCTGGTCGAGCTGGGAGTACTTGCGCGGCGGGACCTGGCGGTGGAGATCTCCGCGCCCGTCGCGGAGCGGGATCTGGGCGACGGCGTCCTCGACGACTGGGCGCTGCGTGCGGCCGGTGAAGACGGGACGCCAGTCGTCGGCGGGGATGGGTTGCCCGTCGCGGAAGGTCCCGGACTCGTAGACGTGCGCCTCCTGTCCGAGGCTCGCGAAGGTCCCGAGCAGCTCGGAGAAGAAGCCGTCGGCGTTGACCAGGCGGAGGTCGCCGCGGCCGACCTTGTCGCCGCCGAAGAGGGCGTCGTTCGTCCCCAGCTCGGCGGTGGGCGTGGAGCCCTCGAGGAGGCGAGGGTGGGCCTGCTCCCAGGAGTAGATCGGGCGGAAGGAGACCCGGTCGACGACGAGGAACCCGGGCTGCCCCGAATTGCAGCGCGCGAGGATCCTCACGACCGGCGCCGCGGTGTGGGCGAGGACGTCGAAGTAGAAGCGGCGCCACTCTCCGCCCGTCCGCTGGAGGTCGACCCCTTCGCCGCCGGTCGATCGCCCGCCGGCGAGGAGGAATCCGGCCGTACCGTTGCCAACCCCGATCCGGATCGGGTCAGACGCGTCGTTCTCCGGGCCCGTCAGGTACTCTCCCGAGACCCGGTACCAGGCCCCAACCACGGTGGTCTCCGGCTGGAAGATGAAGCTGATGCCGGCGGTGCCGTCCCAGTCGATCCGCGCGGCGAAGGAGCCGCTGCGGACGAGCTCCGTCTCCTGGCTGAGCGCGAACCCCGAGTTCATGATCTCGGACCAGTGCGTGAGCTCGGAGCTGCTGTCCCACTCCTCGAAGCCGCCGTCGGTGAGCTTCTCGCGGCCAAGCTGCGGCACCGCCTGGCCGCGCTCGGAGAGCCACGTCGAGAGAGAGACGAGGACGGAGGTGCGTGCCGGCGAGCTGCCATCGGCGAGGTGGACGTAGAGGCGCGGGAAGGCGCCCCAGCGCGGCCGCGCACCGGTCGCATCGATGACGAGCCCGACCGGCGGAGAGCCCACGGGGGCGAAGCCGTAGCGGAGGACCTGGTCCTCGGTCCACGCCTGCTCCTTCCACCAGCCGAGCTGGTCGATGTACCCGGCCCACTCCAAGCCGTTGATGTTGCGGCCCACGAAGAATTCCGTGTCCGCGACGATCGTCGAGTAGCTCGACAGGTCCGCCGTATCCTCGAGAACGCGGTCGATCCAGAGATACCCTGTGTCCGTGCCCAGCTTGTCGGCTACAAACACGAGGTCATGCCACGCTCCGTCGACCGTCAGCAGCGTGCTGCTCTCGAGCCTGATCTCGGAGAGGTCGGGCTTGATGAGGATGAGTAGCGCTCTGTGGTTTCCCCCGCCCGTCGTCCCGTAGCCCAACTGCCAGCCAGGTCTCGCCGGCGTCGTGGTGCCGCCGTGAGCGGCGATGACGCGGAACGTCCCTGCGGTCAGGAGGCGAACCTTCGCGGCCAGCGTCCAGTTGCCCGCCCCGGGGTTGAACGCCGTCGCCGCGGCCGCGGGGAGCGAGTAGTAGGGGGCGTCGTCCAGGTGCACTGCCTGGCCCTGAAGCCCTGCGACGTACGCCGGGCTCCCTGACGGGGTCAGGTGGTGGATACCCGTGGCGTCCAGGCCGTTGGCCTCGAACTCGTAGAGCGCCGTCGGCAGCCCGAGGTAGTGCGAGCCCCACCGCGTGACTCCGTCCCCCCAGCGGTGGCCGGCGTCGGCGACGCCGTCGACGAAGAAGGTCCCGGGCTCGGCGTCGCAGGCCGTGAGCGACTCGACGCGCTCGAGGCCGGCGTCCCGGAGGCTACGCGCGGCGGACGCGGGGAGGTCCGCACCGCGAAATGACGCCGCGAAGCGCGCCCCCCAGACGTTGGTGCCGAATTTCGACCAGGGGCCTCGCACGAGCTGCCCGAGGCGCAGCTCCACCAGGTACTCGAGGCCGGCGGCCGACTCCTCACGCAGCTCCGTGAGCGGCCGCAGCCCCGACACGAGCCCGGGGCGCCCGGGGACCACCAGGCTCACCCGAGCGCCTCCTCGAGGTCGAGGGCGAGGATCCACTTGTCGTCCGTCTCCTCGAGGCGCTCGAAGGCGAAGTCGACGAAGGTCAGGTAGTGGGTGTCCGAGAGGTCGGCGGCGTCGTGCGTCCAGAAGAACGACCCGCCCGCACGCACGTCGTCGGCGAGGACCTCGAATGACGCCCTGTCGGCGTCGGTGAGGCCCTCGAAGGTGATCCCCCACTCTCCGCCCTGCTGGTACCGGACCTGGTGAAGGGCTCCCTGCCGGGCCCGGACCGCGCGCGACGCACCGGTACGGCCGTGGCGCTCGGCGAGCGAGTGCCCCCTCGATGGCTCGAAGTAGGGCCCGACGAAGAACGCCCCGATCCGCGTGAAGGCATCGGGGTTGCTGCGGTCGTCGAGCTCGAGCCGCACGTAGCGCCAGGTCGCCTCGGCAAAGTCCGCTCCGCGGTAGATGCCGGCAACCGGCAGGGACAGCGCGGCGGCGGGCGTAGTCCACGCGTCCGAGTCGTTCGCCTCGAGGACCACGCTCGCGCCTGGGGTCAGGTTGTGGCCGAGGATGAGGGCCCGCTGGAAAGCCTGCGCCGTCAGAAGGTCGACGACGATCCAGGCGCGCGAGTGGTAGGCGTCCACGTTCGACGCGTAGTTGTTGGCTCCGGTCTTGTCGATCTCGGAGTGGCCCAGGTCGAGGGCGATCGAGCGCGCCAGGTTGGCGCCCGTGGCGAAGCGGAGCTCGAAGGCGGCGGAGCCGGTGATCTGGAACTTGCTCTGCCCCGAGGTGGTGTTCGGGACGATGTTGTAGCTGTTGGCATCCTCGGCGTTCATTCGGGCCTCGACGTGCTCGGCGAGGTCGTCTGGCGTCGCATACGTTCCGTGGGTGAGCACGGCGGCGTAGGGGACGCTCGACCGCTCGAAGTCGAGCCGGTCGTTGAAGCGCCCGATCGTGTGGCCGACCGGCGAGCGCCATTCCACCGAGCGGAGAGGATCCCTCAGGTTCCTCGAGGTGAAGCCAGGCTGCGAGGCCGAGGGGATGATCAGGGCCCCCTCGACGGCCGCCACCAGGTTGCGGTAGGCGAAGCGGTCCATCAGCCGATCACCGCGCTCTGACTGATCCGAACGGACCTGTCCTCACTGAGCTCGAGCAGGGCCTCGCCCACGGACCGCCCGGCGAGCTGGAGGTTGAGGACGACCTGCTGGGCGGCGCCGCCGGCCGAACCGGCGCCGGAGCGCATGCGGAGCCGCTCGGCGGCGCCGCCGACACGCCCGCTCGCTCCGTGCCGCACCCCGGCTTCGTAGCCGCGCCGGATGCCCTGCTCGACCATTCCCGCAAGGCTCTCGCCCTGGGCGACGGTCACCACCGCCTCCGGGCCGTGGAGCAGCTCCAGAGACTCGCGGCCGAAGTCGCGGAACTCGGTGCCGGGTGTGCCCAGGCGCCAGCCGGCGTCCGAACTTCGGATCCTGTCCACGTTCGCCCAGCCCGTGGCTGCAGCACCGGCGGCGAGGGCGAGGCTCCAAGGCCACGGCGCCGAGGCAAGGGCCTTCGCGATCGCCTGGTACGTGCTGATGATGGCGCCGGCGATGGCGGCAGCCTTGTACTTCTGGCCCAGCACGCCGAAGATCTCGACCGTCCCCTGCACGACGGCCTCGGCCGCTGTGAGCTGATAAGTCTCGGTCTTGCCCGTCGCCTGGCGCTTCGCCTCCTCGGCGGCCTCGTAGGCCGCACGCAGCGTGTCGGTGGTGAAGAGGCCGCTCTCGAGCATCCGCTCGTACGTCTCTTGAGCGTGGAGAGCCGTCTCCTCGAGCGCCGCGCGCGTCTTGAACCCGAGCTCGTCCGCGCCGGCGGCGATGCTGGTGTGCTGGCGCTGCGCCGCCGCCCCCATCTCCGCATACTTCTGGTTGATCATCTCGACGAGCTCGGCGTATTGCTCCTGGTACCCGACCTTCAGGCCCTCGATCCCCCGCAGCTCTTCGTCGCGCTGGAACTGGATGTCGAGGAGGCGTTTCTCCAGCCCTTCGGCGTTGGCCAGGGCGAGCTCTTCCTCGAGCTGGCGGGTGCGGTCCGCGATCTGTACCGCGGCCTCCTCCTGCGCGCGGGCGTACTCTTCCCACGCCCTCCTGTTCTGCTCCGCGAGGCGAGCTGACGCCTCGGAGGCGCGCCCGGTCTCTTCGCCGAGTTCCGCCGTCGCCTTCGCCGTGTCCGCCGCCGCGGCGCCCATGTCGCGGTTGGCGCCCATCGCGCCCCGCATCGCGGTCTCGACCTCCCCGAGCACGCCCTTGACCTTGTCGTAGCCGGCGTTCGTCTCGCCGGCCGCCTTGAGCGCGTCCGCGGCCTGCGCCCGGAAGCCGCCCGCGAGGTGCTCGATGTCGGCGGCGACGCCGCGGACCGTCGCCGCGGCCCCCTCGTACAGTCGACCGATGCCGGGGATCTGGGCGTGGGCTTCGAGCACCAACGCCACGCCGTCGACGATCCCCCCGAGTCCGCCGAGGAGGTCCCCCAACACCTGGTTGAAGATCAGCTGCAGTCCGTGCCAGGCGTTGTGGATGAAGCGGGCCACCTCGACCCCCACCTGCCCGGCCTGGACCAGGCCGATCGCGAACCCCTCGAGGAACCCGAGCACGGACTGGATCGCCTGCTGCTGGCGGCCGCCGAAGGCGCGCTCGACGGCCTCACCGACGGCGTCCATGCCGGCAGCGAAGACGGGAGACGTCGCGACACCCACGCTGAGCCCGTCGACGAAGTTCTCGGCGGCGACGCGGGCTCGCTGGATCCGGTCGCGGAACGTGAGCTGGATGCCGCCGAGCTCCTCCGTCTTCTGCTGCGCGGCCGTCATGGCGGCGTTGTAGAACGCCATCTTCTTCTCGGCCTCGGTGAGCTCGCCGGTGGACTTGCCGAGCTCTCGCCCGTAGGCCTGGTTCGCCTCGCCCACCTTCACCGTGAGGCCGAGGTTGTCGAGGATCAGCGGGGAGCTCCGGCCCAGCGCGGTCGTCAGGTCCTGGAGCGACTTCCCCGCGTCCTGCTTCATCGCCCGCCCGAGGACCGTCGCGGCCTCAGCCATGGTCCCGAGCGATTGCTCGGTCACGGGCAGCCCGAGGAGCATCGCCTGGTTGCCCGCGGCCATGAGGTCGAAGTCGGAGATCAGGCCCTTGGTCTTGTTCTTGGAGACCTCGAGCATCCGGTCGCCGGACTGGCCGATCGCGGCGGAGAGGCTGCCGAACGAATCGCGGACGTTCGCGATCTCGCCGCCGCGGTGGCCGAGCGCGATGATCGCCGCGGTCGTCCCGGTGACGGCGGCGGCCGCGATGCCCGTGACCTGGGTGACGGTCCGGAACGACTCGGACATGAAGCCGAGCTGCTTGCCCACGTTCTGGGCAGGCTGCGAGAAGCGATCCTGCAGCGTGAGGACGCCGCGGAGCTCGCCGATGCTGATCGCCACTAGCTCAGTCCTCCGCCGCCGAGCGGATCGGCCGGCCGCTCGCGTCGAGGAGCCGGGGCGTCTCCGGCTCCGCGCCGTACATCTGCCCGATCACGGTCATCATCCGGACGAGCTGCTCGCGGCTCTGCCGCTCCTGCTTCTCCTGGAGCCGGAGGGCGCACTCCTCGAGCTTGACCGCGGGCTGGCCCTTGCGGCGGCCGAGGAGGTTGACGAGCGCCTGGACGATCGACGCAGCCCGCAGGTCGGCGCGCTTCTCGTCGAACGGCTCGAGGTCCGCGTAGTCGCGCCATTCGTTGAATTGGCGGGTGCTGACCTGCGCCAGCATCCGGTCGACGTTGATGTGGCCGAGCCGGAGCGCTAGGCGGTAGGCGAACCGTCGCCCCCCGCTGGCGCGAAGCCGCCTTTTCCCCCGTCTTTGATCCAGCCGAGGTGCTTCATCGCGACGTCCTGGAGGTGGACGAGGACGCGTCCGCTACGCCGCTTCAGGACCTCCTCGGCCCTCTCGAGGGTCTCGAAGAGTGGGCGCCCGTCCGGGTCGCACAGCGTGGCACCCAGGAGCAGGAAGCAGGCGCGGGGCTGCTCCTCCTTGGAGAGCGCCTGGACCTTCTCGGCCAGCTCGAGGCCTTCGCCGGCGGGGAGGTCCCGGAGGTAGGCCGTCCCGCCCCACTCCGGGACGGGGACCGGGAGGACCTCGCAGTCCGCGAGGCCCGCGAGCGTCTCTGCCGTCAGGGGCGTCGCGTGAGCAGTGGCTGGGCTGTCGTCGCTCACACGCGGCCTCCTAGCTCGCCGTGCCGAGGACCACGATCGAGTACGTCACCGAGGACCCGGCTCCGCTGTTCGCGACGGCGATGATGTCGCCCGTGCCCGCCGTGACCGCTACCCCGGCGAGCGCCGGCGCGGTCACGACGAAGATCCCCCCGGGCTGGATCGTGACCGTCGTCGTGGCGTCGCTCAGGATCGGCACGTGGTTCACGTCGTTCCCGAGGACGACGTCGTTCGTGTTGCCCGCGGCGGCCGACACGACGATCGCGCGGATCTTCGCCGGCGCGACGGCAGCTCCGAAGGGGTCCGTCAAACCCCCGCCCGCGAAGTCCAGGGTCTCGCTCCCGGAGGCGGCGATCGTGCGGGAGTCGCTCCAGACGACGGATGCCTCGTTCGCGGCGTCGCCGCTCGCGAGGGTGAGGATCCTCTGCATGACGAGGGGCGCGCGGGCCTCGACCAGTCCGGACGTGTCGGTGAGGTCGGCCTTGACCAGGAGCTGGACCTGGGACGTCAGGGAAGCCGCGGAGACGTCCCCTTGCTGGAGCAGGAACCCGGCGACGACGGCGAAAGCGGCGAGGCTGGAGAGGAAGCGGCGGATCTTCATGGTCAGCTGTTCTCCATCGTGATCGCCCCGTCGATCGTGAGGGCGAAGGCAAACTGCTGGGCCGCGTCGACGCTGAACTCCTGGACGTCGAACATCTGGACCCGGGCTGCCATGGTCCAGCGCGGGAAGCCGTTCGGCGGGACCTCGATCCTCCAGTTCCGCTTCACGTTGTTCCGGATGTCGGCGAGGATGCCCTCGCCATCCGAGCTCTGCGTCGGGTCGAGCGGGAGCCAGTTGGCTGTCCCGGTGACCTGGCCGCGTCGCAGCATGCCGAGGATCTTGGCGTCGGCGCCCTCGTTGTGGTTCGAGACCTCGATCTCGTTCCTGCTCAGCTGCGGCGGCTTGAGCGCGACGATCTCGGCGACCGCCACGAACGACTCGGGGTCTTCTCCGTCGCCGGCCTTGAGCAGGATTCCGGTCCCTGATTGAGCGTCACTCATGCGACTCCTCCTCGAGCTGGACTCTCAGCCCGGTCCCGACCGGCAGGCCGGGGACGTGGATCAGGCCGCTGGCGTCCGGGCCCGGATCCTCCTCCTCGATGACCTCGACGGCCTCACCTTCGGGGCCGAGGATGGGCGAGGTCCGGATCCGCACCGGGTGGAGCGCGGCCTCGTGGTCGAGGACCGCCTTCAGGTTGTCGACCCGCTCGAAACGATCGCCGCAGTAGCGGCAGCGGTAGACCGGCAGGCCGGACCAGTAGAAGGCGGGCTCGCGCGCCTCCGTCACGCCGCCACCACGTCGCGGTTCGCGACGGCGAGCAGCGCGACGAAGGCCTGCTGCGCCATCGCCGACGCCGCGGGCTTCGACGTCGCCCGGACCAGGATCTGCGCGCCGGGGCCCCGGTACGCGACCGGGTCCTGGAGCGTGCCGGTCGGGCCGATGCCGGGCGTCTCGCGGATCGTGAGGAAGGGGCCGTCCCCGTCGGGGATCCCGGCGAGCGAGGAGGTGAAGATGTCGACCCGCCGGTCCCCGACCCCGGCGTCCTCGAGGACCTGCACGAGCTCGTCGAGGAACACACCCCCGCCCCGCTTCTGGACGAGGATGTTGAACTCGTAGACGATCCGGCCCTGGTCGTCGAGCTCGCCGAGGTCGGCGGGCTCGCCGGGGGCCTGGACGGAGAGGTACCAGGTCACCTAGATCGCCCTCCGGAGGTCGATATCCTCGGCCAGCGCGAGACCCACGGTGCGCCGGGCCTCGTGGAGCGCGCGCTCGAGGAACTTCGCCTTCGTCGGGTGCGTCGCGTGGACGATCGCAGCGTAGGGCGCGAGGGGTCCACCGAAGATGACGGTAATGCGGATGTTCTGCCGCGCCGACGAGACGCTGATCTTCACGCGTCCGGAGCGCTTGAGGCGGCCGGTCTTCTCGGGCGCCGCGTCTCGGGCCGGGGTCAGGATGTGGCTCTCGCCCACCTTGGCCGACGCTCCGCGCGCCACCTTCCGGAGACCCTTCTCGCCGGCGACCTTCTCGAGCCGGCGGCGCATTGCGCGATCCCCCTGGAGCGCCATCGTGATCTGCGAGCCCGACATCACGCTCCCCCGAGGTAGACGGTCCGGGCGAAGGGCTCGCCGGTCGAGGGATCCACGTGCCCGCCGGTCGGCGTGTGGATCGGACCCGTCGAGCCGTCGCTGAGGCGGATCCGGTCCCGTGGCGAGAGCGGGAAGGGGCGGAGGAACGACAGCACGGCGCGAAAGCGGAACTCGCGCCCGCCCGCGGTGGGCACGGTCCCGCGCTTCCTCTGGACCAGCGCGGTCCGCGTGACGGGAGCGGCGTAGCCGGGCGTCCCACTGTGGTCGATCGCCTCGATGTATGCCTCGTGCGTGACGTCCTCCTGCAGGCTCGCCGTCCCGGCGTCCGCCGCGGAGAGAGCACCTCGGACCGCGGCGGCGAGAGCGTCGGACACGGGCGCCAGGGCGCTACCGCGCCACGCCGTCGAGGCGGATCTTGCCCGTGGCGCTTGGGTTCGCGGCGGCCTCGGCCGCCACACCCACGAGCGTGTTCCCGGCCGCCGTGGTCGTGAAGTCCTTCGCCGCGTCGTCCCAGTAGAGCTTGGCGCCCTCGGTCCAGGCCTGGGCGCTCACCTTCGCGTGCTCCACGACGCCGGTCAGCATCGCTGAGAAGCTCTCCCCTTCCGCGGCCGAAACCAGCGCGACGATGACGACCGAACCGATCAGGTAGGCGGTCCCGCTCACCACGCCGCCCGAGGGAGCGGTGAGGGAGAGGATGTCGCCGGGCTGGACGAAAGTCTTCATGTCTCCTCCTAGCGCGCCACGCCGTCGAGTCGCACGCGCCCGACCGCCGGCGACTCGGCGGCGATCCCGGTTCCCGGCGTCACGGTGACGGTGTCGGTCACCGCGGCGGCCGAGACCCCGTCGAGAGCGTCGATCGCCGCAGCGAGGTTCGTCGCCGTGACGTCGGCACTCGTCTCGGCCGTGAAGTCCGTGCCCTCCACCAGGACGGTGACCACCCCCGCGATCGTGATGGTCACCTGGGCGTCGTCGGTAGCGAGCTGGGCGAAGTCCAGGACCTGCAGGGTGAGTCCCGAAATGGCGAGGTCCGTAGGATCAGCGTCCGTCGCCAGCACCACCGCGGCCGGCACCAGCGGCTGCGTGGCGACGCCCACGAGCGGATTGCTCCCGGTGTCGTCGTCGAGCGTGAACTTCTTCGCGGTGTCGTCCCAATAGATCTTGAGGAGCTCACTCCATGCCTCGCTCGGGACCTTCGGGACGTCGACGACACCCCTCGCCAGCCCGCGGAACGACGCCCCCGCCGCGGCGTCGTGGGTGGCCACGACGAGCAGGGCACCGATCAGGTAGGCCGAACCGCTGACCACGCCGCCGGCGGGGGCGGTGAAGTCCTGGACCAAGCCCGACGCAATGAACGCCTTCAAGGTGCCCTCCTCAGCGAACCCTTACGCCCCGGCGTTCTTGTAGAGGCCGCGCCAGTCGAGGACCTTCGCGGCGAAGTCGTGGCGGGCCTTGACCTCGAGGCCGTCGATGTCGAAGCCGACGCGGCTTTCGACCATCGGGCCGTCCTCGCCCTCGAGGGTCGCGTACTCAATCATGTCGATCTGGTCCGGGTCGGCGCCCAGGTACCAGGCCGTGGCCGAGTCCGCGTCGAGGCGCGGCTCCGGGATCACGGAGAGTCGGCCGGCGAAGGGGTTGATGTTGCCGGGCGAGTCCGCGACCAGGTTGTTCGAAACGAACTTGTCGGCTTCCGTCTCGATGGCGGCCGGCACGATCAGGAAGCGCGGCATGATGTTCAGCAGCGTCTCGCCGTCGAGCCCCTTCTGGGTGCGCATCGCGGCGCGGCCGGTGCCGATCGTCGCGACGCTGATCGCGGCCCCGGAACCGGCCAGGTTCCCGTGGTCCGCGTGGAAGAGCGCCGTCCCGTCACCCATGTCCGGGTTCGACGTGATCTGCTTCCAGACGAGGTTGCTCTCGAGGTTCCGCGCCGCGCGCCCGAAGAACTGCGGCACGCGAGAGAATGCCTCCAGGTCGTCGTTGACGAGGGTCTTGCGGGTGATGCCGAAGATCCGCCCGTACGTGGCGAGCTGGTACTGCTCCTTGCCCTCGCCGATCGTGCCGTGCTTGAACTCCCCGTGCTCGTCGATCTCGAGGAGCTGCGGGGCGTCGCCGAGCTGGTTGCGCTTGGCCGGCTTGAAGTCCGGGAGCGTCGTCCGGCGGGAGATCGGCCCGAACGTCTGGGGGGCCTGCTCGTAGGCACGCCGCAGCATCTTGCCGGCCACGTCCGCGAGGAGCTCCACGAAGTCGGAGGTCGTGTGCATGCCGCTCCGGACATCGAGCCCGAGGGCCACGCCGGCGAGCTGCATGCGGCTCATCGCCGTGGTCCGCACACCGCGGGCGTTCAGGAGGGTACGAGCGACGTCGAGGAGCCTCATGCCTCGGTAGTCCCGGCCGACGTCCGCGAGCTCGAAGAGCGAGGGCGCGCAGCGGTGGAGCAGCGCGTTCTCGATCCCGGCGCGGACGTGGACCAGGGGGTCGTCGCCGACCGCGACCTCGCGGCCGCGGCTGTTCGCCCGGGGCGTGCCGGGATCGCGGCGCTCGATCTCCTGGAGGACTCGCGTCTGCGCGTCGACCAGGGTGACGCCGTCGCTGATCAGGCGGTCCGCGAACGACTGCGGCAGCCGCCCCGCGCGGCAGGCCTGGAGAATGCCCTGGACGCGCGTGCGCTCCGCCTGCGCGCCCTCGTCCCGCTCGTTCGGCTCCGTGGGCTCGGGCTCCGGCTCGGGCGGCGCCGCGAGCGGCGTCTCGACGACGGTCTCGGAGCGCTCTTCGTCTGGCATGGGCTTTTCCTCTCCTGTGACGACACGGCAACGGTTGGTCTCGGCCGACGCCTCGCCCCGCGTGTGGGCGCCCGCGTCCGCGGGCATGGGCACCATGGAGACCTCGAAGGGCTCCCAGTCGATCGCTTCGCGGATCGGGAGCGCGTTGTTCTTCCCGGCGGCCGTCTCCTTGACCGCGTAGACCCGGTAGCCGACCGAAACGCTGCGGACGATCTGGTCCCGGACGTCCTGCCAGACGGGCTCTACGGCCGCGCGCTTGGAGAAGCGCACGCGGGCCCGTCCCTGCCTCTGGGGCTTGGAGACCGAGGCGCTGCCCGGCACCACCGTGCCGAGCTGGTCCGAGACGCTCCAGGCGCTGTGCGCGTCCAGCAGCGGACCGCCGTCGTTCAGGCGATCGAGCCGGACGTGCGCCGGGTCCAGGGAGAGCCGCTCGATGTACCGCTCGCCGCGCATCCAGTCGTAGCGCTCGACGTCCGCTCCGGTCGTCCAGATGAGCTCGACGGTCCGCTCCTGGTCGTTGAGCGTCGAGGGGGCGATCGCGGCCCGCAGCGAGAGCGGCATGACGTCCAGCTCTCCGGGGCCGGCGGTGCGCGCCGGGGCGGCTGTCGCCGGCGCCGCACCCGCCCGGATCTCGAGGCCGGGGCCGGGCGAACTCATCCTCGACCGTCGCTTCGCCATCCTGGGAAGGGTGCGTCCCACTGCCCCCCGCGCGTAACCCGTGATTTTCACGGGGTACGTTGCCCAGGCGCATGAGTGGCTTACGGCGATTCGGTAGTGTCCGGGAGGTGCGGACACCGGAGCCCGGCCGGCTGTGGGGTCCGAAGCCACCCCTTCCGGTAGAGGGCCTCGAGGTGATCCTGGACGGTCGTGGGGTGTAGCCCGAGGCGGGCCGCGAGGTACGCGACCGACGGGTAGCGGTAGCGCGGCGGATCCGCTCGCCGCGCGGCCACCCTGTAGTAGGCCTGGATCAGCTCGAGGACGGCACGCTGCCGGCCCGCGAGGGGGGCGACGCGGTGGCCGCCGTCGCTCACCCCTCTCCGATCCCCTCGACGTGGCGCAGGGTCGCGTCGCGGCCCCGCCGCCAGCAGCCGTAGCAGTGGAGGTCGTCGCCCTTCGGCCGCAGCTTCCGGGCCGACTCGATCCTGGCTCGCAGCTCCTCGAGCTCGCCGGTAGTGTCCTCGATGTCGGGCGGCGCCGGCGGGCCGTCCGAAGCGCGGTCGAAGCCCCGAAGATCTCGCTCGGGGTTCTCGATCTCCAAGGGTGTCACGGCTCTGCGTTCCCGCTTCCCTGCCATCTACTCCTCCTCGCCCGTGAGTTCGTCGTCCGTGGTCTCCTCGGCATCGGTCGGCGCGGGGCTCGGCTCGTCGGGATCCATCGCCCCGGCACCCTGCTGCCGCGGGTTGCCCGCCTGCGTCGTCCGCCGAGGATCGCAATCGAGGATCAGGCCGAGCGTGTCGAGCAACTCGAAGTCGTCGGCGAGCTCGCGCAAGAGCTCCTCGGGGTCGTAGCCCCGCTCCCGGATCGCTTCCGAGAGACTCATGATCCCGCCCCGGATGTTCCGCTGGTAGGCCAGCCCCTCCTTGTCCGGCTCGATCATCGGCGGCGGGGGTGCGGACCAGACAGGCAGGGGCGCGGGTTCGGAGACACGCCCGATGATCGCCGCTGTGCGCATCGCCTCGACCCAGACCGGGGTGCAGAGCTGGGGGATGAGCATCCGCCGGCGCCACTTCACCACGCGGGACCAGTGCCGGATCCGCGACATCCGCGCCGCCGAAAAGGGTAGGCGCTGATAGCTGCCGGTGAGGTCTTCGTAAGCGACACCCAGCCCCGCCGCGATCGCGCGGAGTGAAACCTCCGAGTAGTCCTTGTAGTCGCCGACCTGCGGCGGCTGGACCACCTCGACGTTCCGGCCCGGAGGCAGGTTGAGGATCAGCCCCGGCTCGAGCATGTCCTCCTCCTCGTTCGAGCCCTGCTCACCCAGTGGCGGGGACTGGCCGTCGGGGTCGGTCGTGAGGACGGCCAGGCAGGCCGCGATCTTCTGCTTCACGAGGGTCGCGTCCTCGTATTCGTCGAAGTCCTTGAACCGGAGGAGGACGGGCGCAAACCACGACGCGGCCCGGACCTGACCGGCTCTGGTCGGCTTGAAGACATGGAGCACTCGCTCGGCCGGAACGCGCCTCGAGGCGGGCGCCCCGCCGTAGATCTCCGACCCCGGGTGCTCCGGAAAGAGCCAGTACGCGACGCGGCGGCCGAGGCGGTCGAGCTCTACCCCGTTGATGACCCGGCCGCCGCTCGGGAGCTGCGCCGTCTTGGACGTGTCCAGGTAGTCCGGCTCGAGGACCTGGAGCTGCAGCGGGAGCGGGAGTCCGTCCTCGAGCCGCCGCGGCCGTAGCCGGACGAGCGCCTCGCCGGACTCGACGACCGTGCGGATGGTCAGCCCCTGCAGGCCGGCGAAGTCCAGGCGACCGTCGGCGTCGCACGCCGTCGAGCCCGCCCACTCCTTCCAGGCCGCCGCGGCGGCCGCGTTCGCCGGGAACGGCCTGGGCACGATTCCGGTCCCGACCGTGTGGTTCTCGATCGTGTCGATCGCGCTCTCCGCGTGGGGGTTGTTCCGGACCAGGTCACGAGCCAGGTTCCGCAGCCGGCCGAGCCCGGCGTGAACCGCCGCGTTCGCGTCCGTGGCCGGCTTCCGCCAGTGCTGCGTGCGGCGACCGCTCGAGGCCGCCTCGTAGTGCCGCGCGAGGAGAGCCGTCGCGACCCGGGCCCGCATGCGGCGCAGCTCGGCCGCTGGCGAGAGGACCCCGATCATCCGGTCAAGCCAGGTCCTCATGGGGAGGGTCTTCGGTGTCGCCATCGTCAGACTCCCTTCCGGGTGGTGGCCAGCCGCCGCTTGCTCTTCGAGCCGCTGACCTCCTGCTGCATGAGGCTCCGCAGCTTGAGCAGCTCCTCGAGCGACCGGAAGGTGTAGGTCTGGTCCCCGAAGGTCATGGACTGGATCGCGGCGCCGTCGGCGATCGCCGCGTCCAGCTTGTCGAGGTCCGCCTGTGTCCACTTCGCCACCGTGTCCTCCTAGCGCAGCCATCCCCGCCGGCGCCGGATCCACGGCCGCCGCGGCGGCGGTTGCTCCGTGGGCGGCGCCGGCGCCGCAGCGGGGTTGCTCAGCCGCTGCGACATGAGGGGCAGGTTCGGGTGCAGCAGGCGCAATGCGCCCAGGGCGTAGACCCAGCAGTCGAGGGCCTCGTTCCGGGCCCGGACCTTCCGCCAGCTCTGGACGGGCGCGCCCTGGACGTGCCGCGTGATCAGGCGCTCGCTCGTGAGCTGCAGCGCGAGCTCCTCGTCGGCCCAGTCCTGGATCGGGATGTGGATGAAGCCGGGCCCATGGTCCGTGAGCTCGAGGCGGGACTTCAAGAGCGCCTTCGCCGCGTCGACGCCGATCGTGTAGAGGTAGACGACCCGCTTCTCCCTCCCCCAGCGCCGCTTGCTCGGTGCAGAGACGATCGGCCGCTGGCTGTCGCGGCCGATGATCGCCTGGACGCGCCGCGCTGCGCGCCTCGAGGCGTAGGAGTAGACCTGAGTCGTCCGGTGGCCGGCCGAGTCGATGCACGTCGACGAGATCCCCAGGGCCTGGCCGCTGGGGTGGAGGTACTCTCGGTCGAGGGCCTCGTCGAGGAGCTTCCACGGGCTCGCCTGCTGCGACTCGGG